GGGGCTTCCGCTGGTGGTGTGAGCGATTGGCTCTGAATAATTGGGAGTTGGAAGCGGAGTAGTCATTTCGCGGTTTGCACGCGGAGAGCTGCGGTTTTGGTGGGTGTCTTTTTCATTTTGTCGGATTTGGTTGGTTGGTTTGGTGGGGAGCATTGGACGGCCCTCCCCGTGGCAAATCTGTTGAGGTGGAAAAGATCATTTCGCGGTTTGCACCCGGAGTTCCCCAGTGCGGTCGATTTGCAGAAGAATTTTATCGAGCGTATTCTCTATCCGAGTCGCCGTGGCCACCGGATCAGCTTGTGGCGGATCGCTGGCTCTCGATCCACAAACACGCCGCACGCGACGGAGCACCCCCCGCAAGTAGTCCCGAAGATCTGTTGAGGTGGAAAAGATCATCTCGCGGTTTGGAGTTCGGAGATTTTTCATTTCGGGTTCAGGCGGCGCGGGCGGCCATGGCTTCGGCGGCTTGGAGGGTCGAGCCGAAACCGAGGAGGCGGAACACGGAGACGAGTTCCGTTCCGGTGCGGTGGCCGAGGAAGCGGCGCTTTTCGTCATACACGGGCTCTTGCTCGTAGCGGGTTTCGGTGCGACCAATCTGGAATTGTAGAAAGTCGTGTTTTGCGTGCGGATGGGTGCGGAGTATTTTCATGGTGTTTTTTTGTTGGTTGGTTAGTTGAGTGACGGATTCGCAGAAGGAAGCGGGAGACCGAGGAGAAACGGCGGGGAATTTGGGAGGCGCAGGGCGACAACCTCGCCGCGATCGCGGGCGAGCTTGTCGAGTTGCCATATGTATATAGGCACCCCGTTTCCTCGCGTGCCGGCGAGGAGCCTCCGGTAATACCGTTTGCTGACCCGCAAGTTTTTCTCGATGTGGGCCTCGATGGTCATGGCTGCGGGTTTTGAGGCGCGAACGAATTCAGCAAGCGTCGCGGTCTTGAAAGCGTTCATGGGAGTTGTTTTTTCGCGTTACGTTTGAATTTTTTGAGCGCGAAGCCGCTCATACGGTAGGGCGTCTGGCTCACCGGCATTGCGGCGACACGGGCAAGTAGGCGGACGCTCTTGCGATGACCGTCGAGCACGAGGCTCAAATGCGAGGGCGTGCATTCCAGAAAATCCGCCGCCCTGCGCAAGCTCCACCCATGTTGTTTTAATTGGCGTTTGGCTGCGTTTCGTGTGAACATGGCTTAACTGTATTTCACACGGTTTCACATGGCGCAAGAAAAAACTTCACATTATTTCACTGAGCGCGTTGCGGCATTGCGTGCAGCGGCCGGCGGCCGACTGGAAGATGTTGCTCGCCAACTCGGGGTAACTCGGGAACATCTCTACAATTACCGAAAAGGAAAAATGATCCCCCGCTGCATGTTATTTTCCGCTTGGAGATCGCCGAGCGTGCGGCAGACATTGTTCCGCCGAATGCGGAACAGCTCAAAGCAGCAGTCCGGGATGAAGCCATAAATTCAATTCCTGAACAAGGACGCGATGCGATGCGGCGATTGTTTGAAGAAACGAAAATCAGGCGTGTCGTCGGACGGTTATCGAAATATTTTTTTGACTCCACCGCTCTTGCGAAGGTTGTTTTGCAATTACTCAAAAACCCTCAGAACAAGAAAATAAGCGAGTCCGCACTGGTTTTATCAAAGCGAATAACGAGTGAGACAGAGGTTGTCCGAGCACAGACTGACCCGATTTTTGAGGAGATGATTAACTCCATTCACGAGAACGACTCGGGCGCGAAATAATATAACGGTTCGTCGTTTTGTCTGGTGGCCTAGTGGGCCACTAGGCGGAAAACAAAAAACGCGTATGATGCGGGTTGCATATGCGATCCGATCATTCCCCAAACACTTTTTCTGACGTTCCCAGAGGCGCGTCGAAATCTTCCCGTGCGGGCCGGGCTATTCAAGCGGTCGGATGCATGGGCTGCCCGTCCGCGCGGACTCTTTTTTGTCGATTTGCGGGGAAGGGAAATGGACGGCGCGCAGTGCGCTTCATGGCGACGGTGGCGGTTGTCCTCCTGACGGCCGCCACCGTTTCCGCCTGCCGTTCGGTTGATTTTGTTTCCCCGAACCCGGACATTGCGCGGCAAGATGCCGCGCAGGACACGCAGGATGCGTGCGCTCCTATTCCGCATTCCGCATTTCGCATTTCACATTCCGGGAGGGACTCCCGGTGAGCAAGCCCCGAATATTCGAAGTTGGGGACCTGGTCACACGCTTTGACGGTGGCGGGTTCTTGCGGATCGTCCGCATTGCCAGCCCGACGGCGGTGATCGCGAAGCCGACTTCCCCTGCGGATGGAAACGAAGAACCAGGAACGAAGAACGAAGAACGCGAGATCGACATCGCGGTTCTGCGCAACGTCACAAAAGGCGATTCATTATGAAAAAAATCCTACTCACCGCGCTCGGCTGGGTCTCGAAAGTCCCCGGCTCGACCATTAACGAAATCTATTCGGCAGCGACCTACATCGTCGAGGCGGCGGATTCCCAGACAAACGTCTCCGGCTGGGAAAAGTTGAAAAATGCGGTCGACTACCTCGTCACGTTGATGCCCGCCGGAGAGCGCTACAAGGCGATCGCGAGCATCGTCGTCACCATCATCGTCAACGTCGCGCTGCTCGTGGTGCGGCTGAAAGGCGAGACAAAATGAGCGCGGCGCGCGATGTCGGACTGCGCGAGCCATCCCTACCGGCCAAGCCGTGGTGGCAGTCACGGACGATCATCGGCATCGCGGTGATGGTGCTCTCGCAGATCCTGCGGTCCGCGAAGGTGGATATCGTGGATGCGGAGCTGACCGACATGCTGACTCTGGCACTTGATACGTGCGGAGCGGCGCTGGCGATCTACGGGCGCATTGATGCGCGGAAATCCCTCAAGCTCACGATGCCCGGCGGTCCGTTCAACCCGAAGGCCCCGGTGAAAAAAGCCTCTCGACCCTCGACTCTCGACTCTCGCCGCTCCGGCTTCATCAACTGGTCGGCGCTCATCGTTTTTGTCGGCATCGCGGCTTTCTGGTGCGCGGTCACTGCGGCAGCCGTTCACCTCTTCTCAAAATGAAAGCCTTCGCCCTCGCATCCATTTTGTTTTTGGCCCTTGCGTCGCGAGCCGCTGCCGCCTGGCGCGTGCAGCGGTATGAGGATGCGGCGTGCTCGCACACCGGCTACGCGCACCCGGCATTTCGGATTTCGCAGGCCACGCCGGCGGAGCCGCGCAATAGCTGGTGGCCGAGCCTTTCAATCGGCTGGCCGTTCTCCATCGGCGCGACAACCTTCACTTGGAAAGGGAAGTTTTGAAAAAGCGTTCTTCGTGCCTGGTTCCTCGTTGGAAGAACGAAGAACGAAGAACGCACCGGAGGTGCCGCATGAGCGTCAAAATTTCCAAACCCGGCTGGTCGTTTTCGGTGATTGTGCTCGGCGACGACCTGCTCGTCGAGAATACCACCGCCACATGGTTCGGCGGAGACAACGATCCGATGGACAACGGGGAGACCGCCAGCGGGGTGCTGACCAAAGGCAATCCCGGCCTGCTCGGATGTTCGCTCCCGATGGACTACCAGGGGAAGAGCCTTGCCACGCGCAAAGCGGTCGGCGGCTCGCCGATCCCGATGCTCCCCTTTGGACTCAATCCAAACGGCATGCCGAAGCCAGGCGGAACAAATGTGATCGTGACGCGCGGAGAGGTTTCCCTGACCGTCCCGCTGATCGACATTGGCCCGGCCCGTTGGACGAACGACGGGATCGATCTCACGATCGCGGCGTTTGTCGCGCTCGGCGGCCATCGCAAACAAGGCGTGATTCCCGTGAGCTACCGGATCCTCGGCGGCGCAAAATTCCTCAAGGGAGGTGCCGCGTGAGCCAGGGCGATTTTATCGTCATGGCTTTTGGGGTTGTGGTTTTAATTTCCAACGTCGTAACGTCCTGGGCGGTGCTGACGGGCAAGGCCCAGAAGCGCGACCTCGGGCCGCAGCCGTTCGAGGTGTCGATGACGGAAGGCTCGCTCACCGTGGGACTTCACCGGGAGTTTTGCAAACCGCTCCAAAGACGCGTCACCGATTTGGAAGTCGAGGTTCGGACGATCAAAAAGAAAATGGAACTCGACAAAGGGGAAATCATCGCTGCCGGAGAGGACCGGGCAAATGCGTTGCACACTCGGATCGACGGGATCCCCGCCAAGATCATCGCGATTTTGAAAGACACGAAAGGGTTGATTGGATGAAACGCACACAAGAGATTGCCCGCGTGATTCTGTCCCTGCTCTCCGATTGGGACGAGCCGGCGGACGAAGCCGTGATCCACGCGCAGGTCAACAACCGCGTGATGCCCGAGGCGATGGTCTCCGAGTTCCTCGCCGCGCTGACATTTTGCGAACAGGCCCGCCTCATCACCGGAGTGCGCAACGAACTGCGCGGTCCCCGCTGGGCGATCACCGACAAAGGCCGCGCGGCCAGGCACCAATGACCAATGAGCAAACCACGAATCGACGCGGACGGGAAAACGGCATACCAGCGGTTGAAGGCGCTGTCGCCGGAGGAGCACGAGGCCATCATGGGCCAGCTCGAAGAGCTTTCGCAGGCCAAGGTGATCGCGCAGATCGAGGCGCGGCATGGCATCCGTGGGCTTACGCCTGCGCGGCTGTCGGACTTTTCTGCGCGGTGGTATCCGGAGCAGCGGGAGATCCGGGCGGCCAACGACACGGTGTCGAACATCCGCGAGATTTTCGAGGAAGTGATGCCGGGTGCGGGCCGGGAGGAGACTCACAAATTTCTGGTTCGGTTCCTTGCGGCGACGGGCTTCGGGCAGAAGGATTACAAGCTGCTGCAATTTGCGACGGTCGAGGAGCGCAAGGCGATCGAGATCGAGCGGGAGAGGGAGAAATTCGAGTTCGACGCGGCGCGGGCGGCGCTCAAGTGCCTGCCGCAGCTCAAGGCGCTCGCGGCGGACAAGGCGCTCGACGAACCGGCGCGGCTGAACGCGGCGAGGAAACATCTTTTTGGAGTCGTGCCGAAATGAAGATTCCTCACGCAAAGGGCGCAAAGGATTTGAAGGTTAAGAAGGGGACTTCCATCATCGCGTTTCGCGAATACCAGGGGCCGGTGTTCCAGGATCGGGAGAGCGGGATCGAGGTTCTGCACTGGTCCCGGCAGATTGGGAAGAGCTTCGTGCTGGCGGCTTGGGCGGTGGACCGCTGCCTCACGCGTCCGGGGCGTCTGGTGACGGTGCTCAGCAACAGCAAGGACAACGGCGGCGAGTTCGGCGTGAAGTGCGCCGAGGTGCTGCGGCTGCTCGACCAGGCATTCGTCGCGCTCGACGGAGACCAGGTGGCCGACGTGTCGCGCTTCATGGACAGCCCGGTCGAATACGACGCGATGAGGTTCGAGATCCGGATCAAGGTCGGCGGGCAGACGAGCCGCATCAAGATCCTCGCGGCGAACCCGCGCACGGCGCGCGGATTTTCCGGCGACCTGATCCTCGACGAATTTGCCTTTCATGAAAACAGCCGGGCGATCTGGGAGGCGGCCGAGCCGATCCTTTCCTCGAATGCGGATTTCCTCTGCCGGATCAGCTCGACCGGGAACGGGAAGTTCAACCTATTTTACGAGATGGCCACGAGCGGGGAGTTCCCGCTTTCGCGCGTGCCGCGTTCCCTGGCATGGGCGCAGGGCGTGAAGATTTACGATCCGCGCACGCGGCAGCCGATCACGCCCGCCGAGGCGCGGGCGCGGTCGCTCGACAAGCGGGCCTACGATCAAAACTACGAGTGCGCGTTCACGGATGAAAACATGACGCTTCTCACGAGCGACCTGATCACGGCCGCCGAGAGGCCTGGGATGGGCGTGATCTGCGAGCAGGAGTGGAACGCCACGATTATCAGCGAACTCCACCGTGCGGCCGACGATCTCTACTGCGGGCTCGACGTGGGGCGCAACCGCGATATCTCGGTGCTGAGCGTCTTCGAGAAGACCGGCCCGCTCTTCCGCTGCCGGGCGATCCTTCGCATGGAAAACATGCGGCTTCCGGCGCAGCAGAATCAGCTCGATGCACTGTGCGGGCTCCCGCGATTCCGCCGCGTGTGCATTGACATGACCGGCCTTGGCACCGGGCTTTTCGAGTATGCGCAGCGCGACCACGGAGCCTCGCGGGTTTCGGGCATCCACTTCGCGACCAGCGTTCCGGTTACCGAGCGCATCCAGGCCGAGGGCCGCAAGGCCCCGACCGTGCGCGTGACCGAGGCGATGGCGATGGAGCTGCTCGCCGTCTATGAGGAGCACCGGATCCAGCACATGGCCGACCGCGAGCTGCGCGACGACCTGCGCAAACCCGAGCGCATCACCACGCCCGGCGGACGGGTGAGCATCGCGGCCACGCGCGACGAGGCCGGACACGCCGACCATTTCTGGAGCTTTGCCCTGGCCATCGAGGCGGCCAGCACGAACGGCGGCACCATCACGGCGCAAAACCTGCCGCAGATCCGCATGGGCGGAAACCGGATGAGCCACCCGCAATTCCAACCCCGGAGGCTCGGATGAAGAAGAAGAAACCCCGTTCCTCGTTCTTGGTTCCTCGTTCCTCGTTGGGAGAACAAAGAACGAAGAACAAAGAACAAAGAACGCCGGCGCAAAGCGACGGAGAACAAAGAACGCCGGCGCAAAGCGACGGTTCGCTTGCGAGGCTGCTGCGTCCGCAGGCGGCCTTCCGCTGGCTGCTGCCCTCGGTGGCGGCGATCACGCCGCAATATATCGAGGCGGTGCTGCGCGGTGCGCTGGCCGGGAACCATGTGCAGCAGTGGGAGCTTTTCGACCTCATGCTCGACTCCTGGCCGGAGCTGGCGGCGTGTTCGCAGGAGCTCACCGACGGGGTGCTGGAGCGCAAGATGATCTTCGAGGCATTCGCCGAGGAAGATGAGGACGCCACGCCGGGCGCGCAGGAACGCTGCAAGCTGGCCAGCGCCGCGTTGCGCCGGATGCAGCCCGAGGCCTGCGCCGACGAGAACGATCTCGACGGCACGCTCAAAGACATCCTGGACGGCTGGTTTCGCGGCGTCACTTGCCTGGAGATTGACTGGCAGACGGCGAGATCCGGCGTGCATGGGCAGTTCATCGCGCCACGCGCGACGTTCTGGGTGCATCCGGTCTGCTTCGCTTTTGACATCAACGGGAGGCTCGGCCTGCGGGTGGATGCCGCCGGGCAGATGCAGCCGCTCAACCTCGCGGGGACATCCCTCCAGCCACAGCCGGCGGCGGTGGGCGCGTTCCCCCCTCACAAATTTTTGATCGGGATCCACAAGGCGAAGAGCGGAACGGCGCTCGGGGGCTCGCTGCTGCGGCCGCTCGCGTGGTGGTGGTGCGCGGCGAACTTCTCCGCCGACTGGCTGCTCAACCTCGCGCAGGTTTTCGGCCTGCCCTTTCGGTGGGCGAACTACGAAGCCCACGCGCCGCAGGCCACGGTGGATGCGATCTGCAACATGCTGCAAAACATGGGCAGCGCGGGCTGGGCGGCGTTCCCGGCGGGGACCACGCTTGAGCTCAAGGAGGCGACGAAGGAGGGCGGCGACCACAGCCCCCAGGGCGAGCTGCTCGACCGGGCCGACCGCTACGCCCGGCTCCTCATCCTCGGCCAGACCATGAGCGGCAGCCAGGACGCCAGCAAGGGCGGCGGCAAGGCCTTCGGCTCGGTGGAGAGCGACGTGAAGGCCCGCCGGATCAACGCGGCGGCAAAGTATGCCTGCGCGATCCTCAACTCCCAGCTCATCCCCTCGATCCTCACGCTCAACTACGGCGACGCCGACGAAGCTCCGGTGGCGCGGCTGCTCGAAGACGAAGAGGGCGGCCTCGACGAGGCGCAGCGCGACAAGGTCCTCGCCGCCGCTGGACTGGAAATCCCCAAGAGCTTCCTCCGCAAAAAATACGGTCTGCCAGCACCGCGCGATGATGAAGAGACGATCGGGGGGGCGGAAGAAAAAGCGGAAAGCGGAAAGCGGAAAGCGGAAAATGATGGGACGGATCGGGAAATCGACGCGCGCGACTTGCGGCGGCTGGTTGCCATCGAGGACGATGCGGTTTTCGCCAGCGAGCTGAAAAAGCTCTCGGGGGCGATTGCGGCGGGGGGCGGCAATCCCTGGCACAGCCATACCGATGGGAGATTCGCCAGCGCGGAGACGGGCGGGGGCGGCGGCGTTCTTCGCGAAACCCAAGTGCCAACGCACCACCAAGTTTTTTCTTTAATCGGCATCAAGCCCGGAAACGTGTTTGCCGATTATGAGGCGCTGCGCGGAAAACACCCGGAGCAATTCAAGACCGCCGAGGAAGTCAGGGTGCATGTCGAAAAGGTGATGGCTGAACCGGATTATATTTTGCCAGGAGCAGAAGCTGACCACCGACTAATCGTTCATCAAGCGGATGCCGGTGACAAAGCCTCGATTCTTGAAATCGAAGAGCGGGGCGGGAAATACCGTGTGCGGTCCGCATACACTCTCGACGAGGGGCAGCTTGCCACAAAAATAAAGAAAGCCGGTGGGGAGGGCGCTGAGTCTCCAGTCCTGCGTGTAGATCGCCTCTCGGCGAAACACCTTCAGGGTGCTGGCGTGCCTTCCGACACGCTTCCAACCGGCAAGCCAAAACTACGCCCGCAATCTCCGGAGGTCAACAAGATATGAACGAAGAAACTTCCATTCTCTGCCGGGCCGCCGTGCAGCTCGCCCCGACCGCCACTGGCGAGATGATGTATATGCCCGGCGGGTTGCAGGCGATCACGCCGATTGATGGCGGGATCGGGCAGCCAATCAAGGTGCTGGTGGACGGCACCGGGGCGGCGGAGCTCAACCGCCAGTGCTCGGCGCTCAAGGCGCGGAACAAGCGTCCGTTTTTCGATTTCAACCACGAGGACGGCCCGGCCTCGTTCTGGCCGGCGGAGTTCTTTTTCAGCGAGGCCCCCGAGCCGGGGATCTACTGCCGTGGCGAGTGGACGGCGAGCGGGCGGTCCGGCGTGGAGGGGAAGGAATGGCGGCAGTTCTCCCCGGTCTTCCATGTGGACAACAAGCGGGGGAATCCCGCCCGGATCGTCTGCCGCGAGTTCGCCAAGCCGAACATGGGCGGGCTCGTCAACGACCCCGCCTTTCACACCATTTTGCCCCTGTGGGCGAAAAACGCCGATGGAGCGCAATCCATCTCAACCAATAAAAACCATAATATGACAGAAGAACAACTGGCAGCGCTCCAGGCCAAAAACACGGAGCTTCAAATCGAACTCGACGCCCTCAAGACGCAGCAGACTGCGCTCAAGGTGAAGAACGAAAACGACGCCCTCGTCACCGCGCAGATTGCGGCGAAGGAGAGCGAACTCAAGGTCGCCGCACTGACGCTCGAAAACGCGCAGATCGTGGCGAAGAACAAATCCCAGGGCGATGCGATCGCCGCACGCAACAAGTCCGATGCCGAGGCCGCCGTGAAGCGCGCGGTCGAGCGTCACGCGATTGCCGCGAAGGACGACAAGGCGCAGGGCGCGCTGGTCGCGAAGGCGACCGACGACCCCTCGTTCATCAGCGTGATTGACGCAATGCAGGGACAGGCGCTCTCCGGGCGCATGACCCCCAGCGGCGTGCAGATCATCGCCGAGGCACCCAACGCGACGCTCAAGGCGTTTGCCGCCGTGTGCGCGAAGAACGCGGAGGTGAAGCTCTCGCCCGAGACCGCGAAGGAGAAAGGCCGTCTCGCTCGCGAGGCCGCTTCGATCTTCGCGAAGGACATCGACAAGAACGACACGCTTGCCGGGATCACGATGGAGGAGGCGATCAAGGCCGCCGACGTGACCGACGCGCAGGTCGGCTTGCTTGCGGGGACTCTCGTCCTCCAGCGCGCCCTGCCGTTGCTCCAGTATGAGTATCCGCTCCTGAGCGCGATCACCAGCGACTACTCGGACTCGCCCGGCCTCTTCGGCCAGACGGAGTCGACCCGCATCATCCTGAAGCCTGCCGTGCAGACCTACAACGCGACCGCCGACAGCGCCGGACGCCCGTTGGGCTGGAACACGGCGAGCCCCGCGCAGAGCGTGGATGTCTCGGTGACGCTCGACGAGCACATCGGTGTGCCGATCGTGTTCGGAGTGCAGACTCTGGCCAAGACGCTGCGCAACCTCTTCGGCGAGACCGCCCCGATGGCGCTCTACGCCCTGGGCGGTTACGCGGTGAACAAGCTGACCGCGCTCATGACGGCAGCGAACTTCAACGCTTACGCTGGCACCACGGCCTCGGCCGGGGCGACCACCAGTGGCTTGACCGCGATCACCGCGACCAGCACGGCCGCGATGTATCCCGGCCAGGCGATCAGCGGCACCGGGATTCCGGCCAACACGTATGTGCGCTCGGTCACGGACGGCACGAACGCCGTTCTGACCCAGGCGGCGACGGCCACGAACAGCGGGCTCACGTTCACGCTGGGAGGCGGCAAGGTGCCGACGACCTACGCGACGTTTGCTCAGGCACTGGCCGACTTCAACATGGCGAGCCTCGGCAGCATCAAAGCCGCGTTCGACGTGAATGAGGTTCCCTCGCAGGAGCGGTTCGCGCTGCTCAATGCCAGCTACCACCAGCGGCTCGCGCAAGACCCGACGTTCAACTCCTTCTTTGCGGCCACCCGCAAGCCGGAGGTGATCACCGACGGGATCCTGCCGAAGCTCCAGGGGTTCAACCCGCTCGAAGCCCCGTGGTTCCCGAGCACCAGCGACCGCGTGGGATTCGCCGGCCACAAGGCCAGCCTTATCCTCAAGTCGCGCCTGCCGCAGGACTTCTCGTCCGCAGTGGGTGCGATGGTCCCCGGAAGCGTGACCACGGTCACCACGCCGGGCGGCATCAGCGTGCTGCTCGTGCAATATGTCTCGCTCCGCGAGAACTACGCCGAGTGGCGTCCCGAAGTCATGCTCGGTGCCGCAGTCGGCGAGCGCCGCGCGGGCTTGGTCCTCACCTCGCAATAATCAACCCGGAGCACGCCCCGGCGGCCACACGCCGCCGGGGCAACTCCACAACCTCAAAAAATCAAATCTAATGAAATCAAAAATCATCACGGGCATCTTCGCGGTGCTCTCCATCAGCGCGGTCCTCTTCGCGGCGGACCTCACCTATACCACCGTCCCGCAGACCGGGGACAGCGACCTCGTCATCCGCAACAAGCAGGCGGTGGCGGTCACAAAGCTGGCGGCTGAAAACGGCTTCCTGTATATCGCGGCATCGGGCACGAACGCCGCCGTGACCAACAGCGTGAGCACGAACAGCGTGATCCTCGACCGGCTTGTCATCAATGCCGCCGGGGCTGCCGCTTCCACGATCACGCTCAAGACCGGCACAAATACCGTCAGCGTGGTCAGCGGAGCTTCCGGACCGGTGGCGCTGCCTTACAACCTGCGGCTGCCTTCCGGGCTGTCGGTTGTCACCGCCGGCACCAACGCGCCGGCCCTCACGGTCGGCTACCGGTAAAAACCATGGCCGCACCGAAACAGAAACAAGCCGCCGATCCGCTCGCGTCCGCCCAAGGGCGCGCGTGGCTGGCGGGGGAACTCGCCAAGGCCGAGCGCGAGGAAGCGCACGGCCCCGGCGGCCAGGGCTGGCCCTACAACGAGGCGCGCCGGCCGGCGATCGTCGAGCGCGCGGAGTTCCTGCGGGCGCTCGTCGGAGGCTTAAAGAATTAAGATCCGACCGATCCGACTGATCAGCCAGATCCGACCGATCTAAGACTCCCATGAACTGGACCACCATCACCGCAGACGACTTGAAGGCCTCGGGCCTCGGGTTCATCGTGGACAAGGCGCGGACCGCCTCGACCGGCGGGGTGGATCCAGTCACGGAAGAAATCGCCAATGCCATCGCGCGGATCCGCCGCGCGGTGGCGAGCGGCAACCCGCTCGACAGCGACGCAACCAAGGTGCCGGCCTCGCTGAAAGGCGTGGCAGTCCGCGTTGCGATCTTCGCGCTCATGGAGCGGATCCGCATGCCTCTCTCCGAGGACCAGCGGGAGACGCGCAAGAGCGACAACAGCGACCTGCTGCGGATCGCGGATCGCAAGGTGCTGGTGGAAGCACCCGATGACCTGTTGGCAGACAGCCCGGTGCCGCAGAACATCGGAAGCTGGAACAGCGAGAACAAGATCCTGCCGCGCACGCATCCCGTGCCCCGCCCTGGTGTGCAGCGTCCGCTGACCCCTGGGAAATACGCCAACCCCGACGCCCCGGAGGACGAGGCATGAGAATGTGGAATGCGGATTGCGGATTGCGGAATGGGAGCGCACGCATCCTGCGTGCTCAGTGCGGCATCCGTGCCGCGCAATCTTCTCTGCTACGCGCTGCCGCCGACATGCCGCCACACCGGGCACGCATGGTCTTGCGGGCGATTATCTCGGCAGATCGGACGGATCGGTCGGATCTCAAAGAGGCCTTCCACCGCGACATGCGCCCGGTGTGCGGGGCGGTGGTCTCCGCACTGGAGGCGGGCGACATCGAGGCGCTGCGCGGACTGCGGGCGATGCTGCCGCATTTGCTGGCAGACGTGAACCGCGAGCCCGCCCTGGCGGATCTGCTGGCGCACCAGCTCGGGAAGTCGTTCCTCGCGGGACTCAACGCAGGACCGGAGGAGGCGCTGTGAACACCGACACCGTCACCGAGGCGCTCAAGCAGTGGAGGAGCCGCGAGGTTTTCCCGACCGACCTATCGAGCGCGGATATTTTGGGGTTTTCCCGGGAGTTACATATGCGCTCCATCATTTCCGCGCGGACCACGAATGCGGAATACCTGGACGAGATTGCCAAGACTGTGGACGGGATGCTCTCCGGGAAGTTCAGCATGTCGGAGGGCAGGTATCGCCTTTTCAAGAAGCTCAAGCAGCTCGGATATGATCCCGAGGTAGGCTTCCCGTCCGACATGGCCCAGATCCCGCCGGCGGAGCGCGGTTCGCTCCAGGATCTCTCCAGCGAGGCGCGGCTGAACCTCGTGCTGGAGACGAACATGCGGATCGCGGCGAACTACGGGCGCATGGTCGAGGGGAACACGCCCTACGCGCTCTATGCCTACCCGGCCTGGGAACTCGTGCGGCTTTACCTCCGTAACGTGCCGCGCGGCACGCCGGAGAGCCACACCGCCGGCTGGCAGGCGCGCTGGCGCGACGCGGGGGAGTCGGTCGGCTGGGAGGGCGTTTTGAAAGCGGAAAGCGGAAATGAAAAATCGGAAATGATCGCCCGCAAGGACTCGTCGATCTGGCAGGCGTTGGGTGATGGCGCGGGCGGCTACACGGACACGCTCTCGAATCCGTTCCCGCCATTCGCGTTTAACACGGGCATGGCATGGAAGGCCGTGGACCGCGCGCGGTGTCTCGATCTGGGGCTCATTGCAACCGACGAGACGCCTGCCGAGATGGTGGGGCAGCTCGCGCCTGGAGCGAAGGAGATCAATGACGTTTTCGACCGGCTCTCGCCGGATCTGCGGAATGAATTGGATCGGGAGATCTCGGATTACAACGCGAGGAGGATGGCGGCATGAATCTTCGCATCACGATCTCCGATGGCGTGAGTCCGAAGCTGCAAAGCATTATGCGGACTTTCACGGGGGCGGGACTGACAGCGCTGCACCAGGCGGCTGGCACCGAGCTGCAGCGGATCACCGCCGACCACGTCGCGAAGATCGCGGCGACCAGGCACACGACGGCGAACAAGCTGGGCGCGGCACCAAAGAACTTCCTTGCGCAGGCCTCCGAGCAGGTGTCCGCCTCGTCGGCGCTCAGCTCCGGCCCGGCCGGCGCGACGCTCACGATCAGCCATCCCGGATTCCTCCGCGCGTTCCAGAACGTCACGATTGTCCCGCGCACGGCGAAGGCGCTGGCGATTCCGATCCACGCGCTCGCATACGGCCACCGGGCTGGCGAACTCTGGGACCGTCTCTCGCTCTTCATCCCGAAGGGAAAGAACATCATCGCGGCGACAATCGGCGGGGTGCTCACCCCGCTCTACGCACTCTGCAAATCAGTGACACAAAAACAAGACCGCTCGCTTCTGCCGAGTGACGCGGAGTTCCAGAAGGCGGCCACCGATGGCGCGATGGCCTATCTCGGCGCGGTGCGGGCAACAAGGTAAATTATGAATTTTGAATTAGGAATTTTGAATGGAAGTCACCCGCGCGTAGCGCGGCACTCGGCCGCCGTGCGGCCCAATTCCGCATTCCGCATTCCGCATTCCACATTATGTTAAACATCTCCATCAATCTCGAAACCGGCGTGGCGAAGCTCTCGCAAGCCACGGCGATCAAGGCGGGGGGCGGCGTGCCGGTAGTGGTCACGTTTTCCGCGAATCCCGGCACAACCCCTGTCGTCGAGCTGGCGCTCAGCGCGCAGAGCAGCACGCCTGCGGTGCTCGCCTACCTCGGCGCGTTCGCCTCGCAGAGCCAGACGGTTTACACCGGGATCCTCGATGCGAACGACACGCGGCTCGTCGCGGCCCTGGTAGGCAAGCAGGCCCAGACGCTCGACTGCGAAATCGTCGTGACCGCCGCAGGTGCCGAGCGCCAGCCATTCCCGAATTTCCCCGTCACCGTCCAGCCGCCGATCATCACCGGCCCGGCCGCCAGCGAGGGCGGCCCGATTTACCTCACGGAAGCCCAGAGCGATGCGCGGTATCCGCTGATCGGCGAGGCGAGCGGGGCAGTCCGAATCTCGACCGGCGGGCTGGAGGTCAAGGACACGGTCACGGACGTGTGGCGGCTCATCACATTCGTCAACGGGGAACTCACCTTTACAGAATTATGAAAAACAGGCTCACACGAAGACACGAAGGCACGAAGAATACCGAGTCTGCACGGATCGCATTGTCGGTGCTTGTGGTCATGGCCGCCCTCGCGCTGGCCGTGCTGGCTGGCAAATCGCCTGCCTACGCGCAGACGGGATCGGTCACAAAGGCGGTGATGGTCGGCACGAATGGCATGGTTGCGACGCCGTCGAACTTCTGGCAGACCAACGCGCCGGGCATTGCCAGCGCAGTCAGCACGAACTTTGCGCCAATCACCGGCGCGACGAATTATACGCCGGCCGCCCACGCCTCTGCGACGAATAACCCGCATGCGGTGACAAAGTCGCAGGTGGGCCTCACGAACGTGGAGAACACCGCGCTCTCGACATGGACGGGCAGCACAAACCTTTTGAGTGGTATCGGGGTCCCGGAAGGCTCCACGATTGCCGGGCTTTACGATGGGACGATGGGTTCAGTTGCATACGCTTTAGACGCTGACAATGCCACTCACGCTAACTCTGCGTCTTCGGCCAATGACGCGGACACGCTCGATGGCAACCATGCAAGCGCCTTCGAGCCCAAAGGTGCCTACGCGGTGATCTACATCCCGCTGCCTGCTGGCAGCCAGTGGACGGATTTCAAGCTCAAGGTCGCCACAGACAACTTCACAAGCGGGCAGATGGTCTTCTTTTACCACAGTGCGGACCCCACGAAGGTCGTCAGCGCCAGCCAGGTCTGGACGAACCGCCCGGATGTGTATTTCACCGACTCCGGCAAGACAGGCACCCCGAACCAGCGCGGATGGATCAAGCAGAACACCACGCAGAGCATTTTTGCGATGCTCACGGACGCAAACTCCGAGGTCGGCGGGTTTCTGGTCATCATCAAGGACGACCTCTCGGCGGATCGCGACCACCTCGTCTTTTCCTACTGGCTGCTAGACGCTTCCACGGGGGACACCGACCCATCCAACCGTGAAGTTTGGAGGCCAGTATGGCCGCAACAATGGGTCAACACATTCAGTCTCACTCAATAAAATCATCATGAAAAACACAATGAAATGGCTGCTCATCGCGGCCCTCGCACCGGTCCT